TTCAACCCGATCGAGCAAGTGTTCGCAAAGCTGAAGGCGCTGTTGCGGAGCGCGGCCGCCCGCACGATCCCGGATCTCTGGGCGGCGATCGGCCAGGCATTCACGCGCTTCACTCCGCAGGAGTGCCGCAACTACCTCGCCGCAGCCGGCTACGAGAACGACTTGGCCGTCGCTACCTGACCGGGAACAGCTCTAAGGAAACTTGGCGACGCGGAAAAAGGTGTTGTCGTCCGGGCCGTGGAAGAAGTTCTAAAAGACCCTGACTCTGCAAAATTCAGATGGTTCTTGTATAACGGGCACAATCATTATTGCGGCCAGATAAACGGCAAAAACTCTTATGGAGGATATATAGGATATAGCCATTTTCTGGTTGACGTTGAAAAGGATACCCAGGGCAGGATTATCAAGGCGACTAACCCCCAGATATATTGGCCGGATGCTCCAGCAGTGTCGGTGATGCGCCTTGTCTGCGAGACATCAGCTAAAGCCGACAGCGAAGATAAGGCTGTGGCCCCGGCCGAGCCCTAAGCCTCGCCGCCTCTCTTCTTCGCGTGCCGCCGCAGTAGCCCCCGCACGCCCTTCAGATCGGCCATCGGGGTTTCGTTGAGGATCGGGCTGGCGGCCGAGGGCGCTCGGATCCCGAGGTATTCCGCATCCATCTCGCGGATGATGGTGCGGAACCAGTTTGCGGCGTCGGCGACCAAGCCATGGTCGCGGGCGTAGGTTCGGATTGACGTGTAGGGGATACGCCCCTCGGCCCCGAAGCCCAGGGGCCGCTCGGTGGTCAGCTCCCAGAAGGCGTCCCACAGGAAGCGGTTGCCGTAGGCCAGAAGCGGGCGATCGAGGAAGTCGACAGGGAGCGGGCGACCGCTCGCCTCAAGCCGATCGATGTGCTTGCGCTGGGGGCTCCATTTCAGGTGCCAGCGCAGGCACTCGATCAGTTTCCCGAGACGGCCTGAACCTGATCCTCGGTGAACTCCTCGACCCGGGAGGCGGCCAACGAGACCGCATCTCGGAACGGCCGGCAGTCGGGATCGTACAGCAGCGTCGTCGCCGTCTCCTTCGTGTAGGGGATCGGCGCCCCGTCATCGTCGGTCAGGCCGTCCCAATCCAACAGGATGGCGTCGACCATGGCCTTGACCATGATCTGCTCGCGAACGTGCGGGAGCGGGGCGCCGTCGCGGCGGCCGCCCTCGCGCTGCTCGCGGGAGACCTTGGAAGCCTCCCGCGAAGTGATGGCACCGAAGTCGGCGTTGGAGAACCCGCGGACCTTGAGCCGCAGGTCGTCCATGCCCGGCAGGTCGCCCACCCAATCGCCCGCCTCGGCACGGGCCGCGTTCACCTTGAGGTTCTTGAGCTTCATCGTCGTCTCGATCGTTCAGGGGCGGATGGGCAGGGCCGTCGGAGGGTGGCGGATCAGGTCGGGTCGACCGAGATGATCGCGCTGTCGATGCCGAGGGTGAAGCTGCGCCGGATCACGTTGTCGGCGCTGCCGACGTTCGAGCGCTTCGACATCACGAGCGCACGGAAGTAGTCGGCGCTGTCATCGCCGGTCGGGGTGAGCCGATCGGGATAGGTCACCTTGAAGGCGTACTTGTTGTTGGTCGCCTCGGCGGCGATCAGCGCATCCTGGCCGGGGTCGGTCGGGTCACGGGCCACCGTGAGGGCGAGGTTGCCCGCGTCGCGCACGCCCTTGGCCTTGCGCTGGCGGCCGTCACCGAGCGAGGCGAAGTTGACCGCGTTCGACTCGTCGCCGAACTCGCCCAGGCTCTCGACGAGGCCGATTTCGGTCCACGTCAGCGCCTCGAACTCAGCCTCAGTGTCGGTGGTCGGGGGCGCGACGGGGCCGATGAAGATACGCGCACCGGTAGCGGTGGTGATGTCGCCTGCCATGGGATGTCTCCGGGGAATGGGCCGTTGCGGGCCAAGGCACCTCGCCCGCAGCGAGGATTGCGAGACCGATCAGCCGTAGAAGCCGGTGCTGTCGGTGAAATCGAACTGGTAGGGGACCGCGAAGGACAGGGCGAAATACATGCCCTCCTCGTTGCGGTCGTCGATCACGGGGGAGGACGGCGCGAAGGTCTGCACGCCGCCGAACTTCTTGTTGCGGAACAGGGCGGCGAGATCATCGGCGAGCGTCAGGCCGGCGGCCGTCTCGGCCCCGCGCTGCGCGTTCACGATGATCCGGATCGCGCCCTCCTCACGATAGTAGGTGCCGGCGAGGTCCATCGTCGTGGTGTTCGCGACGGGGTACTGCACCTGCACGAAGGTCGAGCCATCCTCCGGCGTCTCGCCCTGGAGGTTGATGCCGAAGACCGGGCAGGCGCTGAAGCGGTCCTGCAGCCGGGCCTCGACCGCATCGACGACGGCCTTCTTTGCCATGGCTACTCGGCGCCCGGCTCGAACACCTGACCGTCGTCGTAGACGATCTTGGCAACGCGCTTCCGCGCGCCGGACCGCGGGTCGTAGACGAAGAACACCGGGCCGGCTTGGAGCTTCAGCCTGACAAGGGAGAGCGTCAGCCGCGCTTCGATCGGCGCGTCGGGCCGGATCGCAACGTCCGCCTCGATCACGCCGGGGATGGGCGCCCCGGTCTCGGCGTCGGTGATGGCGATCCCGGTTGCCGTGCCGCCCCGGCTCTCGATGTTCACGGTCTCGAATTTCATGCTCACCACCTGCCGGGATCGAGTGCGATGCAGGGCTGACGGGTGAGCCAATCCTGTTTGGCCGCGGTCCGGCCGCTGCGGATGCGTTTGGCGAGATCCTGAGCGCTCGCGCTCTGCGCCCACTCGCCGACCGCCCCGCCAGGGAACGATCGGTAGGAAAACCCGACGTAGGCGATGTTGCCGAACCGGCGCTTCGCCATGGCCGCAACCGATTGATAGACGCCGTCGGGCGCCTGCGGGCTGAGCCCCCGCTCGATCTTCCGGGCGTAGGGCTGAGCGTTCAGCACCACGTACCCTTCGGCCGGCGGCGGGCGGCTCGGATTCTCGAACTCGACGCCATCCGCGAACCAGACGTGGCTGCGGGCGTATCGCTCCGTCTTCACCGGCGAGTGGATAATCAACTGCTCGTCGATCCACTCAATGACGTCGACCAGCAGATGGAACTCGAACAGCACCGTCGACCGGCCCGTGATGCCGGCGAGGCTCGTCGTCTTCGCGCCGTCCACGAAGGTATCGTGGTCGGGCAGGTAGCCGAGGGCGGTCCGGTTCGTCTCCTGAGCCTCCTGCAGCGCCGCGCGGGCTGCCCCGGCGAGCATCATGCTCTGGCCTTCGGGCGACAGCGCCTCGTCCGCCATCAGCGCGATGTCGCGGGCGATCGGATCAAGGCGGGCGATCGTGCGCCGAGCCATCAGCCGCGGACCCACAGCTCATGCCGGACGATCACGCCGTTGATGCGCACTGGGTTCCCGAACGGCGGGATGACGGCCTCGGGCCTGCGCCGAGAGCGCGACCGCGGGCGGCTTGTCACCGAGTTCGTCGCCGGCAAGGAATACACCACTCTCGATGCGATTGAGCGCATGAGGAAGCTATGCCGCGCGCAGCCAAAGGCCCCCGTCTCTACCTCGTCGCAGCCCGCCGCAACGCCGAGGGCCGTGTCGTCGTCGCCGCTCGATGGGTCATCCGAGACGGCACCAAAATGCTCACCACAGGATGCGGCGAAAGCGACGTTGCAGGCGCTCATCAGGCCCTCGCCGATTACATCCGCGCCGCGCACCGGCCGACGCGGAGCCAACGTGGTCTCGATGACATCTCGGTCGCGGACGTCCTGAACATCTACGCGACGGATCACGTCGCGCAGCATCCCGACCGGCACCGCATCGCCCAGCGCCTGCAGCGCCTTCTCGACTGGTGGGGAGGGAAGACGCTCGCCCAGGTCACGGGCGCCACCTGCCGGGCCTACGCGACGCACCGGGGCAACGCGGGCGGCGCGCGGCGGGATCTGCAAGACCTCTCGGCCGCGATCGGGCACCACCACCGCGAAGGCTATCACCGCGAGATCGTGAAGGTGGCCCTGCCGAAGCGCGGTGAGGCGCGCGACCGTTGGCTGTCACGCTCGGAGGTAGCCCGGCTGGTCTGGACGATGTGGCGTGCGCGCGAGGGCAGCCGGGCCGACGGCAAGGCCGGGAACACCACGGAGGGGCGCCACACGATGCGCCATCTCGCGCGCTTCGTCTTGCTCGCCTACTCGACGGCGAGCCGGCCTGGCGCCGTGCTGACTGCGAGCTGGGAGGCCGCGGCCGGGCGCTCCTACATCGACCTCGACAAGGGCGTGTTCTACCGGCTGCGCGAGGGGGCGCGAGAGACGAACAAGCGCCAGCCCCCGGTGCGCTGCCGCGATCGATCCTGGCGCACCTGCGGCGCTGGCGACGCCTCACGAACAGCGAGTCCGGCTTCGTGGTGGAGTGGCGCGGCCAGCCCGTGGCGCGGGTGAAGGTCGGCTTCGCCAACGCGGTGAAGCTGGCCGGTCTGGGGGAGGGGGTTTCGCCGCACACCCTGCGCCACTCGGCCGTGACGCACCTGATGCAGCAGGGCGTGCCGACGTGGGAGGTGGCTGGGTTCGCGGGCATGGGGGAGGCGGTTCTGCGCCGCCACTACGCGCACCACCACCCGGATCACATGGGCGCAGCGGTGTCCGCCATGGGCGCTACACAGAAACGCTACAGATTGGCGTGAACCGATCACGAACGTTTCGTGATAATCCGGGCCAGTCGTCGTTGATTTCGTTGAATAAAATCGGAAAACCAGCCGTTATGAGCGGTCGGCTCTAACCATTGAGCTACAGGCCCGCGCTTTATACTGCCGATTACTGATGCGCAGCACTGGCTTTCGACGACAGGTTGGGCAACAGAAACGACGACAGAAACGCTGCGTTTGAGTAGCCGGGCAGGGGGCTTCGGGCAAGCCCTCCGCGCACGACCGCTGGCCACCGAGACCAAACCGCGGTTCGGTCGGACCGGCCTGATCCGAGCCCCACCGCTAGCGAACGCTTCGAAGCCAACGCGCGCAGGCGCAAAACCTGTGAACCCGGGCAGCCGGTAAGCTTGAGGCAACCGGGCGCTCCTATGCCGTCGGCCCCACCATCAGCCGGCAGCCAGGATGCTCCTTCCCGAACTCGCGCCCGACACGCTCCCGCCTCAAGCCGCCGAATGGCGCAAAGCCCTCGGCGCCCTCCGTCCGACTTCACCGCCCTGCCGGTATCTCGGCACCACGGCCTGGGCGAACATTCACGAGGCCTGCACGGACTTCATCGAGCGCTTCGGCGCCGAGGCCGTGCGCTTGGGCTGGACCGCGCCGCAGATCTTCGGCGTCCATCCCGAGCACGGGACGTTGCGCGTGGATTGGTGCGGGGTGATGATCACAGGAGGGCATAAGGCGATCGGCATCGAGCCGAACCGGATCCTGTTCGGCAATGTGAGCGGCTACCGGAACACGCCCGGCGTGCCGACCGGCCTGCCGATCTGGGAGTTCGCGGCCCGTCGCGGCGGGAAATGACCGACGACGCACCGGACGCACTCAGTCGGGTGTGACATCGCGACCGTTGAAGAGCGCCGCCCGCCGACGAGCAACCGCCGCTCCACCTCCAAGGGGCGGTGGCCGGCTACCGCGTGGCCGATCCGGAGGAAACGTGCGGCTCCGAGGGGCAATGCTTCGAAAGCGCTACCGGGGCTCGGCCGTAGGGGAACAGGCACCGGCCGGTGCCCCGCTTTCGCAGGCCGTCTTCGGCTCGGCGTGACCGAGGCGGGTCGTCGCCGCCGCACTCGACAGCACGAGGACGAGGGCAACGAGCAGGCGGTAGAGGGGAAGACCAATCATCGTCGTGGCTCGAGCGGGAACGAGAATGACGGGATCAACGCGGCTGCGGGGCCGGCACGCGAATCGTGACCATCTGGCCGCTGATCGGATCGAAGACGGTGATGGTCATCGCGGGTGCTCGTGAACGTGGCTGGATCGACGTGTCCAGCTAACGCCTTTGTCCGCGATGGTTTCCGCGTCCTGTTCGGATGTAGTTAGCCATCCGTTAAGGCTGATCCGTCGGGGATCGCCGCCGCCTCACCAGGGCAGGAAGCGGTCGGAAGCCGGTCGTCCGGCCACCATGAATGCGATTGCGCCGACGACGCCTGCGAGCACGACAAAAACCTCGGTCCCGAACATGCTTTTCCCCTCGGCCCGGCTTGGGCGAGGTGCGTCTGGAGCGAGGTTGAGGCGGCAACACGGTCCGCGGGGCGTCCTCGTCGTCGCAGTCGGGGTGGCGGTGGCAAGAACCTCTCGCGTCGCCTGATCCCCGAACGTAGGTTGCGGCATGCCCGCTGTCCGCTGCATCCACTACATCGGCTTCAAGGACGACCGCTACTGGAACGCCTTCCGGATCTGGGGCGGCCCCACGATGATCCATCGGCGCTGGGACCGCATTGCCAAGCACGACATAGGCCCGGACGATGTGGCGATCTTCGCCGACGGCGACGAGCACCAGCCCTTGGCGGACTACAACGCGACCGACATCGACGAGCGATGGCTATGA